TAATACTTCTGCCACAACTAAATCTGTGACACCTCTATACTCAACGATTTCATCTAAATTCTTATTCATATAGATTTTACCTCCTTATAAATTTTCTATTATTCTTACTGCTATACCTCTTCCAGTTTGTGTGGGTTCATCACTTTCAACATCATATCCTTTGCCACTCACAATAAACCCATCCCTTTTTAATTTTTCTTTTAAATTTAATAATTCTTTATCTATTAGGTCAGAATTGTTAGAATAAAATGCAACAATAAAAAGCCATACAATTTTATGTTCTTCATTATTGTAAAAAGCATCTCCATCAGAAGACATATTTTTAAAAGTGAAGTACGATTCAGGATAACCTTCTTCTTTATTCATCGTACCTTGTTGAAAATATGGATAATTCATGCTCTCTAATACTTTTGTTAATTTATCTTTCATTTACCCTTCCAACCTCCTTATTTCATTATTAAATATTTCTTGTTGTGCTTCTAATACTTCTTTTCTTGTGCTTGTACCAAAAATTGCATTATACATTTTTTTATCTTTTTTATGCTCTGCCATAATTCCAAGATTTTTTCCGTATTGGTTACTAACACTGTGGCTTTGTGTTCCATACATCAAAAAAATTGAAGCTAGTCCACCCTCGCTTATGCTAAAACCTACTTTTACACTTGCTAATGTACCAGCCCATTCAATTTCTGCTTCTTTTTTCAAAGCTTTTTCAGTTCTCTTAGTTTCATTATGTGGTGTAATCGCTTCTTGTGCTTTTTTTGTAATAATTTCGTGGGTTTTCTTTAATGATTTTTCTGATATATTTTTTGTATTTGCATTTAATTTATTAAGCCTTGCTATTGCTTCATTAAAACCCTCAAATTCCAAATAAGCCTTGTTACTCATACTAAGCACCACCTTTTAATCTTTTGACCTTAAATTTTAAAAATTGATGTCTTTGATTTATATCTTCAGGTTCATTTATTATATCGAATACAGCCTTATCTTCAGCTCTTGCAATTCTGCAAACACCAGTAATATCTGATCGATACATAGTTTCAATGTTTGCTGTATCTTCAATGGAATACACACCATTTACCGTTTTCTCCGTTCCACCATAAGTTTTAAAACTGCCAAAAAAAAGATTAATAGAATTACCATTTTTATCTTTTTCTGCTAATGCTTCATCAACAGTTGGATATTCCTTATTAGTGATACCCTTTTTTGTTGAAATCTTTGGTATAAGTAAAACAAGTGGAATAGGATTGGTTATATTTATTGAAAATCCACTCATTTTCCATCACCATCCTTATATGCTAGTTGAGTAGCTCTTTGCCAAAAGTATGATGATAAATTTGCTTTTTGAAAATATACATCATCAACACCTCTTGCAATCACACCAGCTGATTTTACATCATTAACAACAGATGATGGAATTCCTCCATCTATCATCAATTGTTGTATTTCAGCAATCCAATTTTTAAGAATTGTATCTTGGTAAGTTCCTGTAATTCCCAAGCATTCCTTTACTTTTTCTAACATATTACTGCTCCTTTTTTAGTCTACTTTTTCAACTAATCTTCTTGTATCAGATAATAATTCACTTGCTCTTTCTTTCTCAAATTCAACAATATCATTTTCTTTATAGTCTCTATCATTGTATTTGTCTGTAAATGCAATCCTAATTTTAAGTTTTATTTTTTCATTATCTGATCTTTTGTTGTTTGTCTTTCTACTTGTTTTTTCTTTCTCTTCTTGTTCTTCTAAATGTTCTGTCTTTTCTTCAGTTTTTTCTATAGATTCTTCATCTACATCAGTATTTTTTTCAATTGTAACTTCAGGTGAATTAACATCTATTACATCATTTTCCTTTAAATCTTCTCCTGATACAATATCATTTTCATTAATTACAACTTGTTCTTTTTCAACAATTTCATTTTTTTCAGCAGTTTCATCTGCTTGATTTTGTGTTTTTGCCATTTTATATACTCTCCTTTTTTAAAATAATGAATTAAGGGGATTCTCATCCCCTCATCTTACCCTTTTACAGATTTTTTTAATAAATAGATATAGTTTGTGTTTAATGGTTTACCATCTAAAATAACTAAACCTTTTGTAATCCATTTATTTTTATCTTCATCGAAATATCTCTTATATCCAAATGTCATATTTGAGTTAATACCATAAGCTTTTTCAGGAACCCAGAATATTCCAAAATATTCTCCATTTGCACATAAATCAAATGATTTGAATAAATCTTGTTCTGTTCTAAGTACAGGATATTCATTGAATTTATATTGTTTATCACTAGCATCAAATCCAGCCTTATTTATTGGTTGATTATTAGCATCTTTTAAAGTACATAAATTACCTACATAAGTTTGTTTTGCCATAGCAAATTCAGGATTAGCTCCTTCCATTCCTAAAGGTATATTAGCAAATAATTTTTTCTCCCATGCTGTCCAATCTGCAATTTCTTCTTCTGTAAATTCTATAATGTTACTTGCTGGTATTCTTTTTAATCCTGCTGCAACATCTGTAAGAATTCCAGTTGGTTGTGCATTTCCTGTACCTTTTAAAACTGCTATATCTCTAGCTTTTAAATAAGCAGTTAATAAAGCATTTATTAATTCTTTTTCAAATACTTCTACACTTAATATGCTTTGAAGTAATGATTGTGCTATTCTTATTTCTCCAATATGGTAAGAGAATACAACACTTCCTGTAGCTCCATCAACTTTTTGATCTTCGCTGACACCATGTTCTTTGTCAGCTCCATCTGTTCCACTCCATGTAAATGTTGCATCAAAGTCAGATATTGGAACTTCAACACCACCTTGAACATTTAACATACGAACTCTTGAAGAAAATTGTCCATATGAACCTTCTATTTTTTTAATTAATTCTTGTAATACTGTATGTGGAATCAATACTCCTAATGCATCACTTGTTACTTCTCCTGCTGCTCTTGTTTCAGTGCGATATTGTGTTAATATTTCATTTAATTTTGCACTTCTTGTTCCTGTTTGAGCATATTGTTTGAAAGCCATTCTATATTCCATTGAAGAAAGTATATCTTCTTCATTATTTGAAGCTTGTCCTCTTTGATTCATTTTTGCTCCTCCTATAACGTTTAAAACTGCATTTGGATTAAATCCATTTGCACTTCTTCCTTCATTTGCTTTATCATCTTTTTTGTCATCTTTGTTATCTTCTGCACCTTCATCTTTGCCATCATCATTTCCGTTGTCTTCTTCTAATTTTTTTAATTGCTCTTCTGCATCATTAATTTCATCTCTTAATGCTATTAGTGTTTCTCCTAAACTTCTTACCTCATCAATATCTTGTGAGTTTTTCATTCTTTCTTCTTTGTCCTTTAATTCTTTTCTTTTTCTTTCAATTAAACTTTGTAAAAATTTTTTCATTTTAAAATCCTCCTAATAAATATTTTATTTTTAGCTTTTCAAGCTCTAATTGTTTTGGAGTAGTCTCCACCGCTCCACTTCTAGCAGTGTCCACCGCTAGTCGTGCAGTATCCACCGCACTTTTATCTCTAGCAGATATTGAAGTATCTTCATATGCAGGAAATGTAACTGCACTAACTTCAACAACTGTTGAAATTGATTTAATATGTCTTGTTGGATAATCAGTGTCTAAATCTTCCCATTCTTCATCTTCGATTCCAAACATAAAAGACATACCTGTTATGTCTCCTCTCTCTATTGCACTATATAAATTTCTAGCTTCTGTATTATTTTCTATATCTAATTCAACTTGAATTTCCATTCCTTTATCATCAACAGATAACTGCATTGTTGAATTTTTTGTATTTCTTCTTGATCTTGCAAGAGGTATCTTTGATTGATCATGATTTACTAAAAATCTAACATCCTCTAAATTCGTATTTTTCAATGCTCCTTTTTCAATTACCTCTGCAAACATTCCTGCAATATCAGTTTTACTTTCATATACTATTGGTCTTCCAATTATTATATTTCCTCTTTTTTCATCTTTTTGAGCACGTATATCGAAGTCATAATTTCTTCTAATTAACTCCTTGTTCATCTTTGTTACCTCCACCATCATTATTTTTTTGTTCATCCGTTTTATTATTCTCTGCATTTGTTTTATTACTTGACATAGCAATTTGTCCTGCTAATTCAGGAAGTGGTTTCATTCCAAATGCTGTACGAACTTCATTTTTATAGCAACTTCCACTATCAACCAGTAAATCAAATAAATCTATTTTTTGTCCTGTATCCATAAAAATCAACTCATGTGGATATAATACAACCGCATTTCCAAAGCCTTTCTCCCTTTCCGTGAATAATCCCATTGTGATTGCTTCTCCTGTTTTCTTAATTATTGGTTCAAGACTTTTTTGATAAAAAGCTTCATATTGAGCTTTTGTATAATCTCCTGTTAATATTGGAAGAGAAACTCCCCAATTTCTTAATATCTTTTCATCAATAAATTTTAATGTTGTTGCATCTACTAATTCTATTTTATTTTGTAATGGTATATATTCTCCTTTTATATCTAATGGTAAAAATCCACTTTCATTTTTAGAAAGTCTTTCTTCTATGGCTTTTATATTTTTTTCCATCTTTCCATCATCTAACAAAGTGTTATATTTAATTACTCCATTAATAGAAAATGAACTCTTTAGAGCTTTAGCAACTCCTTGTAATAAAGTATCATTTAACTCTAATGTTTTTAATAATGCTTTATTATCTGGTTGTCCAAATTCATTTCCTCCCATTAGTTCATTTATTGAATATCTATATCTAATATGTATAACATCTGAATAAGCTAATATTGTCTCATATCCATTAAAAAACTTAAATTTAATTCCTAATTTTCCTTTTGGATCTTGTAAAAAAGTAACATCTGTTGGTTGTATTGGATAGAGTGCTGTAAATTCTTTATCTCCTTTGTTATTTCTTACATAAGTTGGAATAATAAAAGCATTATAATTAAGAAATAATTGCCAAAATACTTTTTCAAAGAAATCACTCTGTGTCATTCTTTCATTTGGTTGATTTAATAATCTTTGAATTGTGCTACTTTCAACAGGTACTAAATCACTTCCATTTTTTCTGATATGAAATGGATTTACTTTTGTTAATTCTGTTACTAAACATGATATAGCTTGTTGCACTACATCACTAGCATATATATCTTGACCAAATTGCGAAAAAATTGGAATGTATCCATTTAGCATTTCAGCATATTTCATATTATCATTTTTAGGTTTCTTAAATTTGTTAATAAATTCAATTAGATTCAATGCTTTTTACCTCCTTAATTTCTAAAATATCACATCCTCTATTATTCATATAAAAAGAATACATTGCCTCTTCTTGATTTATCGCATTAATATTCTCAATACGAATATTAGAATTTTTTTGATATTTAATTCTATATTTTTTCATCTACTTCTCCTTACTATCTTATAAGTTTATGAAATTCATTACGATAACGTCTATATACTTCATATAGAATAATCAATGTAACTGCTCCATCAATTCTTTTACTTGCTTGATTCTTAACTTTTACACACATTATATTTCCATAGTTGTCCATTTCCATTGCTGAATTCCCTAAACACCATTTGTCCATAGAATTTTTATTATAGTTAATTTTTTGGTCTTGTAATTCGGCTTCTACAAGTTTCATTGCATTTGATAAAACTTTTCCTTGTAAAATCATTTCTGTTTCAAAACTAAATTCATTCATTCTATCTGTAAATGGTTTTGAAAATCTTTGATCATAACCTGCCATGTAAGTTTTTATTCCATAATTTTTATATAATTCATAAAACCAATCTGCTATTTTAGAGATATCAATTTCATTTCCCTCATGTATTGTAAGTAATCCTTCTCTTGCCCATTCTTCATATTTTGCTCCTGCTTCTTTATCGTTACTATCCTGTAATTTACTTTCTGGTATCCAATAATGCGAATATACATATTTGGTTTTATCATTTGGTTTCATCAATAATATTTTTGCATTTGATAAGTCTGTTGTTTCTGATAAGTCAACAGCACCCAAACAAAAAGAACCTCTAAAATCTTCTAGATTAAAAGGTTCTGTTTCATAGCTATAATCTTCAAGCATTAGCCATGATTGAGCATTATTTTGTTTTATATTAAAATCTTTACAAAGAGTATGCATTCTTTTGGATTTTGATGTTTTAGATTTTTCAATTTCCCCTCTTAATGACTTCCACTTTTTTACCACTCCTAAACCCGGATTTGATTTATACCAACTTTGTTCATCTTGCCATATTTCTTCTTCACTATCTTGTGTATATAACCATGGTAAATAATGTATATCATTAGTTTCATCAAATAAAACTTCTCTTGCATATTTTAATTCGTTATCTAAATAACCATCATTTATAAAACCTTCAGTTGTTAAATTTATAAATAATGGTTCATCTTTTGTTGACATTGATTTCTGCCCTGCCTCTGCTATTTCATCATTTGGTGCATCGTGGCTTTCATCCATATACATTTTATCTATATTTCTACCATCTTTGTTTTGAGTCTTACTTGACATTTTAAAAATAGTAATGTTCTTTTTTGTATTACATATAGCAGACATATTTCTGTGTGTAATTCTTGAATGTGGATCTATTCTTTTTCTCATATTATCTATTTCATTCCATAAAAGACTGGCCTGTTTGTCATCATTAGATGCACAAACAATGTCCATCCCACCTTCTCCAATTCGCAAATCAGTGTGAGCATCTGCTGCCATTAATGTTGTTTTGCCGTTTTTTCTTGCAATTAGTAAAATTACATTTTGAAATCTTCTTGCCCATCTATTTAATTCTTCATCAAAAAACTTAAAAGAATATACAACTTCTATAAATGCCTTCTCCCAAAGTAATAATTGCATTGGAACATTATAAAATGGTTTTTTACTTTGTAAGCACAAGTTCTCCATAAATTCTATTCTTAAATGACTTTCACTTGTATCATATCTATATTGGGGATTGTCTAA